TGCTTTTCTTTGGTCAAGTTCTTTTTGTGCAATATCAAGATTCATTTGATTGATGGTTTGACTATCTTTTGCAATACCACCTTGTTCTTCAAGATATTCTGATTGTTTTTTAACTATTTCTTTTTGCTCATCTATTGATGCTTTCGTATCTTTATTTGATGTTGCTTCTTCTTGTCCTATATTAGTTAATTTTTCAATATCTTTTTGAGTTTGTTTTGCAATTTCTTTTTCTTCTTTTCGATCTGTTATTGCTTGTTTTGCAGACTCTTTTGTTTCTTCTGCAGCTGCAAGTTGTTGTTTTGCAGTATCATTTATTTTAGTCTGTTCTTGTATTAACTGATAGAAACCATCTTTTTCTGATTGACTTGCCTTTGCCATTTCATCTTTAAGTTCTTTCAAAGCAGATTCTTCTTTTTTCGCAATCTCTTTTGCAGATGTAAGTGCCTTGTTTGCATCTGATTGTGCTTGTTTCATTGCAGCAATACGATCAGATGTTTCTTTATCTGCTTTTGCTTTTGCTTCTTGTGATTCTTTATCCCTGTTATCTCTTAGGGTTTTGGTCATAGAGGCAAAACCTTCTTTAAATGCTTTTACTTCTTCTATTGATGCCATTACTTCTTACCTTTACCCATTGCTTGTGTTCCAAAGAACGCAGCGACAATAGCTGCAACTGATACAAAGTAAACACTTGCCATACTTCCAAGTATCTTACTTGCTTCTGACATACCCAATCCTACTGCAAGTACAACTGCAAAAGGATATAACAACATACCAAAGAGTGCGAACCACGCCATCTTACGTTGTGCATCTCTCATTGCATCTGCATCTTCTAATTCTTTTCTTTTAAATTCCATATCCAACTCATATTCTTCAAGACTGATATGACCATCACCATTTCTATCTTTTGCTGCAATCTCTGGGTCTACAGTTTTTGTTACTTCTGACATCAGCTCTCTCCTAATGTTATTTACTTTTTGCTTCTTCTCGTTTTATTCTTTCTTCTTCCTCTTTAATATGTTCAATTAACATACCGACATAGATTTCTCTTTCCCACGGCATCATGTTATCAAGTTCAGTTAAACTATACTTATGATGTTGCATCATTCCAAAGTTAGTTTTATAATAATTATAAAGACTATCGTGAGATAGTCCTATTCTAAAAAATCTTGGAGGCCCTCCAAAGTCACCTCACTTTTTTTCTTAGTCTTTGGATTAGTCACAGTAATAATATGTCGTAACTTAGGTGCAGTTTGAAAAAACTTAGTAACACTTTCAAACTGTGTTGTAGAAAGACTATCCATAAACTCATTAATATCTTTATCTGACATATCCACTTTACGATAAACATCATCACCATCATGTATTTCATTTACACAGTTATTTATGACATGAAAGAGTGTTTCCATCTCTGAAGCCCCACTTTTTAATCCTGTCATATCATTTAAAATAGGATATCTAAAATGAATACTAATAGTATCGTTTAATGTAACAATATTGCTGTGGTCTTCTGTCATATTCACAATAATGTCTTCAAGGTTTAGTGTGACTGGCACTTCTGTTTTTCCATCATCTGGACATATAATATTTATCGTTGTTGTTTCTCCAACAGATTTTGCTCTGATTTGTAAGAACAAAAACTCCACATCAAATATTGGAGATACTTCTGCATCAATTTTCCCAAATGTACAAGCATTAACTAACTGTTTCATTGCTTCAAATAGTTGTGCATCATCTCCAGACTCCTGGGCCATCATAAGTATCTTTTGTTCTTTAATGAGAAAGGGTCTAAACTTTAATTTTTCCCCAGTAGAGGGTAGTTCCAACTGGTATGTTGGGGTATTGAGTTTTGGTAGTGCCATAATATTTCATCCTTTATTATATTATAATCTGCGTAATACTGATGGTATTTGTGAAGTAATCCTTCTTGTTACAGTATTCACAGCACGCTCTGCAATTCTATCGAGTAGTGGTTTTGGTAAATTCGCTTCGTCTGTTAAGTTCTTCCAGTATCTATATGAAAAGGTAACACTAAGAGTTTGATAACTGCTACCTTGACCATATGCTAATGCTTGTTGTCCTATTGATTTAGGAAATGCCTCTACAAGTTCTACACCATAAACTTTGTTGTCTTGTTCATCTAATGAATGTATTTGTACTGAACCAACATAGTCATTGTAGTATCCCATAGCCCATGTTTGTGTGTTAAATGCAAGTCTTTGCCATGTTTCAATATACTTCTTTTCTTTCATATCAGATGAACATTGAAATGTTGCATTAACATCACCAAAACTATATCCCTTTACGATTTCTCGTGCAGGCCCATATATGTTATCATCTGGTGTAGTATCTAAATTTCTGCCTGGAAATGCAATAGATTCGCATCTAAGTCCAGTTGCACGAACAGTTCCATCACCCATAAATTCACCCATAATTTTAGTAAAGATATTAGTATTCTTTGACATACCTGTTCCTCTACTGCCTGTAGGTGGTAATAATGTTACCTCGTATCTATTGGGTCTAGACACACCATCTTTACTACGACCAAGACCAAGTATTTCATTAATTGAACCTATTGCAACTGCATCTACTAATCCACCAAGATTAAATTTGGCCATTATATCATACTCCTACTATCTCTATACACATCTTGAATAGAACCTTTTTTCCATCTTGCAACTGGTAATAGAGCTGCAACTATAAACTCATCTGCATCTATTCTACGAAACTGTGTTTTAACTCTACCAGCAAGGTATCTCTTGAGTGTTGGTTTAATTAATCTGTCACTTTTAAGTTTGCTGTAATCAACTGCAAGTCTTGTACTTTCATCAAACTTTGTATTATTACTATAATCTACTAATTTGTCTAACAATCTAAGTCTTAATGTCATAGGTAAATAATGTAGATTAATTCCTAAGAATCCATCTGGATACTTTTCTAGTGGTAATACTAAAGGAAATGAGTCATAGTATGGTAATGTCTTTTTAAACTTTGGGTCATAGAAGAACATATTCAAACGACCATAGAATGGTGCGTTATCTCTCTTTCCATCTCGTATCAAATCCATTGCACCAGGCGTACCAAATTCTTTAATCTTATCACGATACCATTGCGTGGATTTTGGTCTACCTTTTGCTGCATCAACAACTGATTGTATAAATTTACTCTTTGCCATTCTTACACCTACAGTTCATTCCACCACAACTACCTTTAAGTGGTTTGTTCATAAGTAATCCTAAAGACATTCCTAATGTAAAGAGTGTCATTAATACGATTGTGATTCCAAAAGTTTCCATATTACTATTTATACTTTATATTCAGATGGTCTTCAGTTAATACCTTAAACTCCATGTCATTTAGTTCACAAAACTCATTTGCATATTTCCACTTGGCCTGATTGATTGTGTAGGTCTTAACCTCGTTTAACCATTTTTTAGTTTTTCTTGATGGATTTGTTGTTGGTGGTTTACATTGATACTTTGGTTTGACTTCTACAATAAACCTCTTAATAGAACCATCTACTTGTTTTACTTTCATATAGAAGTCTGGGAAGTATCTATGCATCTTATTATCCCAAGGCGATATATAAGGTATGATGATTTCTTCTGAACCCCATTCAAGTATCTTATCGTTCATATCACAATAGACCATGAGTTTACGTTCCCATAGTGAACGATATATCACTTTAGATGGATTACCCTTGTACTTTTTAGGGTTGATTGGAATGTATTTACCACGATACGCCATGTTAATCTTTATAAATAGAAGTTACAGGAGTATTTATACATGGCATTAGATTTACTAAAAGGTGCAGCTCAAGGTATTGTTGGTGCTGGATTAAGAAAAGTTGCTGGTAATCTGCCTGGATTATTAGGTTTAAACAAAGGTCGTGGTAGTAATAGTTCAGATACATCACCACTAGAATCTACAAAATACAATACAAAGAACTATTCTTTTCCAATTGATGTTGAAGGCCCACCAGGCACAGGTAATCAAGGACATTATATAATGTTTATGATTAACCAA